GTCACCGGCGAGCCGGTCACCGTCAAAAAGCTTGAGCCCGCCGAGACCCCCACCGAGGTCACGGTTCCCGACCCGCCGCCGCCCGAGCCGTTCGACACCGCCGTGATGACGCCGCGGGAATTGACCGTCAGGTTGACGTTGGTGTACGAGCCCGGGGTCACGCCCGATTGCACGGTCAAATCGACGTTGATGGTGCCGGATCCCGTGATGGGATTGGTGCCGGTAAGCGCGATGGAACTGCCGGTGCTTGAAAGCGCCACTGCGGTCACGGTGCCCGATCCTGGCGTGCCGCCCGCTGCGTACGCCGCCGTCAACAGCTGATAGCGCTGGCCACCCGCGACGATCGACAACATGCTGGCGTTGGGCGTGGTGGGGTCGGCCACCATGACGTCGAAACCGTTGAACGTAAAGTAAGAGGCTTGAATGCCGACCGTGTCGACGATCTCGCCTTGCCGCTGTACGTACAACCAGTTCTCGCCATCCGAGCCAATGGTGTAGTTCACATCCGGGTTCGCAACCGAGGCCCACATCTGTTGGCCCGGTTCCACGTGCATACGCCACGCGCCTTCATCGGTCTGATCGTCGGTGTTCTCTATGCGCTGCTCGACGCCCTCAAGGCCGGTCTGCTCCAAGTTACCGGCAAGGTCGATATCGCCGCCCGACACCAAGCCGACTAAGAACGTCTGCAGCGCCGTGAACGTGTTGGGTTCGGACAGTTCCGGCACCGTGCCCACCAGCGCATACTGCGGATGGCTGTCGGCCAACAGGTTGCCCAAGTTCGAGTGGTTGATCTCGGACGGGATGACGTATACCTGTCCCGACTGCAACCCGATGCCGGTACCGCCGATGACCCACGTGAGCGCGCCCGCATCGGCGTCGGCGGCCGTGTCCCACATGATGAGCGAATCCGCACCCGGATTCTCGAGTCCCAAGATATTGTTGGCCGAGACCGCCGACCAATAGCCGTTCACGAACGAGATGATGTCGCCTTGAGTGGGCGACTCGAAGGTGTTGGGGTCGGTTTTGTCAATCTGGCCGAACGTCAGAAACCCGAAATGCGCGGTCGTGGCCGTGAGCGCGACCAGCACTTGACCTGATTCCAAGCCGGCGACGGTGAGATACGGTCCTAAACCTTCTTGGGTCGCCAGCACTTGGGACGTGGGCGTGACCGGTGTCGTGCCGCCGGAGGATGCGGCGGCTGCGGCCAGCGTGTTGACCGCGCTGATGACCTGCTGCACCGACTGCACCAGCTGATTGAGTTTTTGCTGGCTGTAGTCTTTGTCGAACTGGATGTCGAGGCTGCCGACCTTGACGTTTGCCATGGTCTAATTCGCCTGATTCATACATGTACCCAAGTGTGTCTGTTTACTATTCTACTTATAGTGGAATCATGAATTTTGTAGCAGCGGCCAAGGGCCGCACACGTTTCGCCATTAGCACGTCTTTTTCTGATTTCGCGGATTAATTTATTGTTCAATTTCGCGTTGCCACAACGCTCACCACGATTAGTTCGTCTGTGGCGAATTCTGTGGCTTTGATTGACTTTAGGTGTCACCCAGCGAAGATTTTTTCTTCGATTGTCGACAGGATTTCCGTTTAAATGAGCACCCTCAAACCCTTTGGGTCTATCACCGCAAAAAGTTTCCAAAACCAAATGATGAACATAAGCGTATCGGTGACGCGGACCGTCGCATAATTCCACCAATTTATAGCCTTTGACGGTTTTGCCGATCAGAATTTTGTTATGTCGATGGGCAATGCTGCGAACGCGACCTAAATTGCTTACTTGATAAAGGCTTTCCCATTTTGGAATTGGAAACCACGTCTCTGACACAAATCACCGTTTCGCATAGGGTAATGCCAATCCTTGTAAGATACCCTGTCGAAAACTGCAACCTAAAGAAGGTGCGCCATTGATTCCCGTGTAATTGTCGAATTGGATGACCACTTGGCTGCCGTGTGCATCAATGTCGATTTGATCCGTACCCGACGTGAACGCGACCGGGCCGTTGACGACATAATTCGGGTCTTGCGGCCGGTCCTTCGTCGACAGCGTGATGTTCATGCTGCCGGTGAAATAAGCAAAATCCGGAATGATAGAAAGCACGCGTAGGTGCGCATCCGAGCCCCCGACCGCGAACCTAGCGTCCGACCCACCCATGGTGTATTCGCTCTTCGCGCCGCCGATGGTGATGTCCAACGACTTCATGTAAAAGCCGATCGCGTTGGTGCCGTAGGCTTCGACCGCATCGGTGCCGGTCTCGTGCTGATACAAAAACCCGTAGTTGACCCCATACGGATAGCCGCTCATGGCGGGCGCACGTCCCGCGGCGGCGGTGCGGTTCCACGCGCCGTAATACCAGGTGCCATCTTCCCAGTTGTAGGTGACGTAGCGGTCATTGTCGATGGTGTTGGCGGTTGCCGTGACAGGGCCCGTGAGCGGCAGTTCCCACGTGGCCGTGGTCGAGCCTTGCGTCAAGAACACGGGCTGGGACTCTTGGTCCGACCACTGCACGTTGTAGTAGCCCGTCTGACCGGTCCAGTTGGCGGCCAAGTTCGCGCTTTTCGCGCCCTGCGCGATGTTCCCCGAAAACGTGATGGTCTGCACGCCGCCAATGGACGGATACAGCCATGTAATCTCGGTCTTGGGCTCATACGAGAAACACTGCACGGCTTCCGACTGCGAGCGCAGCAGCGAGGTCGAGACGTTGGGGTCGAACACCGTTTCCCACACATCGCAGGACTGTAAGTTCAAGGTGCCCGAGTAGTTGTAGAAGTTGTCGAAGCCCATAAAGTAGGCAACGCCATCCACATCGACTGCGGCATTGGGGCCCACGATCGTGACTTGGCCCGCCGGATAGAAATCATAGATGTCGGTGCCCCCCACGAATTGCATGCGATAGAGCGTCGTGTCCGAGAAGATCAAGTTCTGGCCCTTGGTCTTCAAGCCCGTGATGAGCCGGGAGCCTGCGGTCAGAAGGTCATCGCCCGCCGTGTTGACATCGGTGGGCACCCAGTCGGTGATGTCATCGAACGAGCACCAGCGCACCAGCATGGCGTCATAAGTGTCGGTCGTATCGGTGCAGCCGATCGCGATGATGACGCGTTGCTGCGCATCGACGATGACCTTCTGGCAGCCGGTCGGCGCCAACGGGATGAGTGCTGCCGGGCTGTTCGGGCCGTTCGCCTTCTGCCACCAGTAGATCTCCCCATCGGTCTGGGATGCGATCAAATCCTCGCCGTAGTTGTCTATGGACCAATTGCGCATGCGCGCGGCGACGCCGGTGCCGGCCGCTCGAGGCGTGCCGTACGTCAGGGCGCCGTAGGTGGACGTGCCATAGCCTAAGAGCTCGCCGTTGGCGGGCAAGCCCACCGAGATTTCGTATGCAATGGAGAAGTTGCCGCCACCGGTCGCCGTTGCCGAAGCCGCGATGCTGGCAACGATGGTGTACGTGTTGGGATCAATGACCGAAACTTGGTAGTCACCAGAAATCGTCAGACCGCCCACGGCATTGGCGCCCGAGATGTCGACGAAGTCGTTGGTGTTGGCTTTGTGGCCCGCATCGGTAATGGTGACGACGTTGGAGCCGCTCGTCGTCGCAATCGCGTTGACGACGTTGTCCGTCATGCGATCGGGGGTAATGTCGTAGAGCTGCAATTGATTGATGACGTAGAGCTTTAAATGCGTGCCCAAGGCAATCCAGTACTGACCGTCGATAGAGCTCCAATCGTGCACCGCGCGGCACACCCCCAGATACTGCACGGGAGGAAAGGTCGGATTCGGAAAAGGGCCGGTGGGCGGCATAAAATTGCCCGTGTACACCGCATACGGGCTCACGCGCATCTCATCGATCAAACACGGTTGCGTCGCGCCGTTGTAACCGCCGAAAGCGCCGATGACGACCGCAGGCGAGGCTGCCGGGCCGGTGTACTCGGCCGCGTTCCACACGGTCGAGGGCGTGCCGACCGCCGTGCCGTCCAAGTAAATCGTCGTGTGCGTGCCGTTGTTGACGACGGCGACGTGATGCCAAGCGCCCGAGCCACCCGCGATGCTGTCCGAACCGATGCTGGAGCCAGACGTGAACGCGCCGTTGTTCACGGCGTCGCAGGCGATCGTGCCGTTGCCGTTATCGCCCAACCGAATGAATAAGCCCTTACCTGGGTTGTAGCCCGTGGTCGCGCTGCCCCCGTAATTGACGGCGTAGCAGTAAATCGACCCGGCTTGGTAGGTGGCCAATGCAAAGAATTCGATCGTCCAACCGGTCGAGAGCGTGAATACATCCAACGCATCGCCCGCGACGAACGGCACGTACAAAGGCGGGGCCGAAGAAAACGGCACGAAATCGGGCACCGACAAACACGCGGTCCCAAACTTAGGGTTCGTCGTCGACAGCGCACCGTTGACGCCCGGCATGGTCACGGGCCATGCGTAGAGCGATGAATCGATCGTACTTTCTTGGCCGTTGCTGCCATCGAAGTGCAACAAGAGCACCGGTGACTGGGCTGGCACCACTTGGCCTTGGCTGCCCGTCAGTTCTTGGTACTGCCAGCCGCCCTGCTTCTCAGGCAAAAGCTTGTGCCAGCGCACCCAGCTGGCGTCCTTCCAGCGGTCCCACGTCATGTAGTTAATTCGGGATTTGGCACCGCGGCCGGTCGTGTCCGACAGGATACCCGGTCCCATCGGGATGGACACTAATTGCGCGCGGCGTTGACCGGCCACCTTACATCACCACGCCTTTCACATTCGGACTACCTGAGCCACTGACAAAGGTCGCCGCCCCGCCCGACAATTCAATGGCCTTGGCGGCCGCACCCGCACCACCCGCCGGCACCGCGTAGCCATACGTCGAATTGGTCGTGCCCGCCGCACCCGACGCGCCCCAGTCGCCGCCCGCGCCACCCGCGCTTGCGGCCGCTCCAGAGCCCGCAGACGCGGCGGCGCCACCGGCCCCGTAGGTGCCATTGACCCCCGACGTCGAATCCCCGCCTGCGCTCGCTGCGGCGGTCCCAACCACGGGTTCAGCGACGAGGCCGGGCAATCCGCCAAAGGCCGCGCCCGAACCCGCACCGCCGCCACCACCATTGGCAACGCCGGTGCTCGACTGATTCGCTGACGCGCCTCCCCCACCGCCACCGCCCCCACCACCCCAGATGTGACCGGACGCGTTGGTGATGTTGAACGCGCACCCCGAGCCCGGCCCCTTGATGGCCACGCCGCCCGGCTGACCGGCCGTCGCGTATTGGTAGGTTGCGCCCGAGCCCGGATAGGCACAGCCGCCGCCTTGGCCACCGCGGCCGCCGCGACCCAAGATGTAGCCCAAGTTGATGAGGTTGACCGTGCAGCCGGAGATGATCCCTGACAGGTCCATCGCAGGTGTGCCGGTCGAAGACGCTTCGATGACGACGCCTTGAGCCACCGTGATGTTGATGGTGGCCGCCGCGCCCAACGTGCCCAACACCGCGTTCAAGTTCCAGTCGACTTGGTTACTCGCGATGGTGATCGCGTTCGTGGTCCCCGAGCCCGCGCTCACGTTCTGGAAATGGCCGCAGATCCATTTGTTGAGCGCCGCGTTGTAGCGCATGAGAAAGCGATCGATGGCCCCGGGCGCGGTACCCAACGTCGGTGCCGTGCCGTTCTGAAACAAGAACACGGCATTCCACGAGAGCGTGCGACTGCCGGTACCGTCTTGCACGACGAGCAAGTCCAACTCGGCGCCGTCGAGGGCGTTGGTGACGGCCGCCATGACCCGGTTGCCGGTCAACGTCAGAATCTGGCTGTTGCCGTTGTGCCAGTCCAAGGTCGTGGTGGGCGCCTCGGTCGCCGTCACGTACGTCCATGAGGTGGGAATCGTCATCTGGTTCTCGACGATGGTCGAGGCGGCGATCTCGGCGGCGGTACGCGATGCCCGCGCCCAGTTGGCGGCCGGTACCCCGTTCAAATTGGGACTGTTGCCCGCGTTCGCGGCGACGTTCCAGCAGTTTGAGCCATCGCACCAGATGAGCTGGTAGTTGCCGGCGGCCACAGTGGCGGTCGACGTCGAACCCGAATAAGTGAAGGTCAACGTTTGACCGGTCGAGTTTTGAATGAGATACATGCGCGCCGGCACGGAAGAGGGCACCGTGACCGTCACGCCCGCACCCGGGGTGCCCGCGAACACCAGACAGAAGTTTCGCGAGGTGCTTGCTGAGCCGCCGGTGAGCGCGGGCAGGCTGTAGGTCGTGCCGGTCAACGTGATGACGGTCGACTGGCCGGCGATCGCCGTATCCAACAACTGAAACGCGTCCGAGTTTAAGGTCGCGCCCCACGTGTTGTTGTAGGCGCCGGTCGCCGGCAGCCGGATGGCAAGGTACGTCGAGTATGTGTCAGCCATCGCCTTGCGGCTCCTAAGGCTTCAACCCGCCTGCGCCATCGGCGCTTGAGGCTGCGGTATCGTCGCGATGGGTGCCAAGGGTGCGTACACCCCCGACCTCGAGGCGATCATCACTTCGCCGCGGGCATTCGGTAGTAGTTCCTGATAATACTTGGTCTTCATGTCGCCGTAGCGATCGTCGGCTTTCAGCCACTGCTCCGCTTCCATGAGGCAGGCGCAGAAAAGCACCTGACCCAAGTTATCGCCGATCCACGTGTTGCCGGCGACGACGATGGACGGTGGCCGCTGCACGTAGCGACGATTGACGGCCGTGGCGTTGGCATCGGCTGCGGGCCCGAAGATCCATTGGCTTAAACCCGAATCCGCGTAGTAGAGCGGTTTGCCGGCGGCCGCGTTGCCGTACATCTGGATGAAGTCGTAGGAACGCTTGACCAAGAGTTTGGTGACGCCTGAGTACACGACCCACAGGTTGCGCTCGACGATGAACTGACTGTTGACCGTAGCAGCCGTGCCGCACGCGTTGGCAAGCCCTGGCGCGGCCCACGTGGCCGTCGTCTGGTTCTTGGTCAGGGTCACGGACTGGAGTTCGTTGTCCGAGAAGGTGACGACGTACTGACCAGTCGCGCCCGTCCACGCGGCCGTCAGCGTGCCATTGGTGGCGCCAGCAGCCAACGCGGCCGCGAACGTGATCGGGGTGCTGCCCGACGGTTTCGGGATCGTGGTCGCGCCCGGGGTCAAGGTCACCTGATCGTTCACATCGAAGATGTCCAAGTCCAAGTCGATGATGAGCCTGAGCTCGCCCAAGTAGATGATGCGATTCAAGGAGGCCAAGTACTGCGTGCTCGACTTTAAGGGCCAGACTTGGAGCGCGCTGTAGAGCTGGCTGTAATTAAATCCTTGCATTGGGCACCTCGTTATCGACTTCGTTGGACGGACCCGACAGCGCCGCGCCGACTGCGGCTACCACGTAGTAGGCGGCCGAATCAATGTCATCGATGGGGTCATCGGTGATGACGTCCAAGAACTGCGTGACCGAACCGGACAGCGTTTGGTACAGCAGGAAGCCGTTGTTGTTCGCGTTTTTGTAGAGCGTATAGGCCGTGATGCCCGTGGTCGCGCACGTCCACGTCAGGAGGATCTGGTTGCCGAGCTGATTGAGCAGGCCGTTGAGCACCGGCGCGGCCACGGCCGGCGACAGCGTGATTTCGACCGTGTTGGAGACCGCGCTCGTCATCCGTACTCCGCGTTTTCCAAGACGTCGTAGCCGCGCACGTAGTAGTACACGGTGTTCGCGGGTGGGCTTGTGTCGGTGTAGGTCAACGTTTCGATGGACAGCGCGCCAAACTCATCGGCCGTGTTGAGCAAATTGGCGATCGAGGTGAAGTTCACCCCATCGGTGGAACGGTAAACCTGATAGCCGGCCGAGAGCTCCGCGGTCATGCCTCCCACCTTGTCCTCGCCCACGGGCGGCCCACCGATGCTGGTCCAGTTGAGCACCACCGTGGGCGCACCGGTCGCAGGCGTGAAGGCTTGGGTCGGGGGCGTGAAGTTCGCGGTGTAGACCGCATTTGAACTGATGCGTACCTCATCGACCTGTCCGTCGGTCGTCGAGCCCGCTTGGGTGCCCGCACACACGTAAACCGACG